TTCCTATCTAGGCCGTGTCGGGTGGCCTGTTATCCACCTTAGCAATCGAGTGGGGCGTGTCAAGTCATTAGACGACACAACCCCAGCACCGCCGATAGGAAAGCGATGCTAGGGCCGTCATGTCTCATCCTCTAGGGATCAGAATTACTGTAGTCCAGAGGCTCGGCGTGCGTCAATCCAAGCAGCTCTAAACGCTTCAGGGTTATCAGCCATATAGGGCGACAGTTCTACGTGTAGCCATTTCCCGCCGGGTGTCCCAGCGTTGTTTTTAGCGTCGTATATTTTTACGCCTGCCAGCCCTTCGCCACGTGAGCAACGATATCCAGCCCCCCATGAGGTTTTGTCGGCGGGGTCTTGTTTAGGCCAACGATACGAGTAGTCGTGTATTTCTTCTATCTGTAGGCGCTCAGTGTTGGCTAGCAGAAAGTTCCACATTTCTAAGCCTTTGGCGCGGTCTTTGTAGGCGAGGTCTACAGCGCGTCCTGTGGCATGCACCGATAGGTAAGCGGGGTTTGTGGGGTCTGCTTTGGCTTTGGCGTTGTTCATACGGCGGTTGGAGTAGGTGCCAAGGTTGGTAGCCCCAAACCATTTACCGCATAACTTGAGCAGCAGTGTGGTGCCGGGACGTACCGAACCGAAGTTGCCGTCTGTGTTGCCTGTGTATTTACGGGGCACTTGGTGGGTCTTTCGGCTTGTCTTTAAGGCCGTTGCCGGCGAGCAAACCAATCAGGCCACCGGCAAGGGTCATAAGCATCGGGGACAGAACTGCCCACGCTTCGGCGTCGTTAGGTGCCTGCTCGACTGGTTGCACAACGAATAGCAAACCGTAAATCAGTGAGATTATGGCGGCTACGAATGAGAACGAGAGTGCTATGCCTACGATGAGGATTAGGCGGGCTTTTATTTCCTCGTTGCTAAGGCGGTTTTCGGGTTTCATTGGCATCTTCTTTCTAGTAGGCCGTCTGCTTTGGTGGTGTCACAGTTCTCGCGCACACGATCCGCGCAGGCTGTGAGGATTACGGTGAGTAGGCTAAGTAGGGCTAGGCGTTTCATTGTTTGTTTCCTCTAGCAATGGATCACGCGGGCCACTTCCAAGTTCAGCCATTTCCTCATCGGTCATGTCCCTAGTTTCTGACGGTCTGCCGTCAATAAAATGCGTAACTACTTGCGGTCTGTTCATCATGCTTTCCTGTATCCGTAAATGGACACTGTGCCCGTCATTGTTGTAGCGCTCAACGTCATAAAACCAATTCCGTCAAAAGCAGTAGTTACGTCGTGTAATGACATACCTTGTCTGCCAACGTAAGCGCCCGCATAAAGCGCGGCTTGGTGAGTGGCAAAAGTGCGTTGCGCCAATTTGGGGCCGTAAATGTCCATAACGACAGAACCCAAAACAACGTTATTTAGGATGTTTTGCGAAAAGCCTGTAACGCCTGCGCTAGCAGCTGCGAAACTAGCGTTAGACGCCGCCCCGCCAATTGTTAAACCGGTAAACGCGTAGGAATAGTTAGACGTCGTGTTTGGCGTTGCGCCTGAATATAAACGATAATAAATTAGATCGGTAGCCGACAATGTAGGCGAGTCAATAATAATGCGATAGTTCGTGTAGTTGTCTGTGAACACTGACTGGAAAACAGTGGTTGAGCCAGATAGCGCACCACCGCCGACACGCCACAAACCTATTGAGTCCATAGCGGCAGCGGTCAAAACCTCACCGGGGCTGAAGTCTGGTACTGGCATAGTTAAAATCCTAACTTGTTATTAAAGGCCGGTGGGCCATCATCTTGTAAAACACCATAAAAATTGTCATCCAAGACGAAAAACGCCGAAAGATCAGCAGCAAACAAATACAGCTGCACTCGCGTATCAGACGGGTCAGACGAAACTGTCGCCCCGTTAATAATGCAATTGTAGGTAGTTCCGCGCAACTCAACCTCAACAAATAGGCGTTCACGCGGGCCACTGTCTGCTAAATACAAAATAAACAAATCAGACTGCAACGAAGTGCGTGTACTAATCGAAAAAGGCACATCGGTAGCCTGCGTCAAAGTGCTTTGCACATACGCTGCAAGGTCGCCAGCCTGCGAGGTTGTCTGGTCGTAGGAGTTCATCTCAAAAGACTTAGTGCCAGTGCCAAAAGTTTGAGGCGCTAAACCCTCAGGGGTTACGGTGACTTTGTTAGCCACATTGTCGGCAAGGCTTGCAAAGTTAAGCACGTCATAAACAACCTGTGGCGTGACGCTTACCCCTGCAGGGTCATCAGTAAATCTTGCAGACGGGTTACTTACCGTGAACTCGTTACGGCCCTGCCACTGGATCTGGTCATTTGAGGCGCTAGACAAGTTGCCTTGTTCAGTAGCCATTAACTGGTTTAACACGGTCAAAAGGTTGGCATTAGTTAAAGTTTGCGCCGACACTTTGCTCGCACCTGCAAGGGCGGGAGTAATGAAAACAATCGGTACGCCAGTGCCAGTAAGAATGTCCTCAGCTGCTTCAGCAGTGGTGATACCCGCAACCCATGACCCGCTTACATTTAAGCGTCCAGCGTTAGCAAGTGCATCCTCAGCGAAAATCGTGTAGCGGTCAAGTGAGGGAACAAAACCAAACTGTATTTCCACATCTGCGATACGCCCTTGGAACATGGTGTATTGCAAAGACAAGTCAGGGGTGTACCCCTCAACTATTAAAAAGTCGCCTACCTCAATGACTGGCAAATCGGCGGGGTTACGGCCCTCAATGTTGGCTGTGCCAGCCTTATACGGGTCTTGCACGCCTTTACGGCCTGTAGTGATATTTACTGTCTGCAAGTCGTCTAAATACTGCCCGTCAAAGTAGGTGCCACCTGAGGGGTACCAGTACGCCTTAAAAACTACGTCAGCCATTAGGAGACTCGTATCGGTACGGAACCGTTACGGAACATATAGGTTCGTAGGGCGTCTACAACGGCGTTAGGGTCTGCCCCCTGCACGTTAATAGTGACATTTGTGCCCATACCGCCCATACGATCAAGCGGGATAACCGCTTCAGGCCCAGCCTCACCAATCATCGCCAGAGTAGGCCCCGTGACAATGCCACCGTTAGCCAACATCGGAATGTCGGGCATGTCAAAGCCTTTACCGCCAAGACCGGGAACCCAGCCAGGCACCGTAAAGGACAGTTTGCCTACTGTGTTATTCCACGCTTTAGCGATGCCGTTAAATATTTCTTTTACCACGTCAATCATTAACTTAAAACTAGGAATGGTGACGTTGTTAATCCACCATTTGATACCGCCGAACACTGCGTCCACAATGTTACGGAAACCCTCAAAACGTTTATAGGCAATGGCAAGAGCCGTAATAAGCGCAATAACGCCAATAACGATAAGGCTTATCGGGTTTAACGACATAGCCAAGTTAATAGCCATAATGGACAGCGCAATAGCGCCAAGTGCGCCCGCAAGGATTAAAAACGTGTTGGGGTTGTCTTGGGCCCATTGCCCAAACTTTTGCAGAAATGGTAACACCGCCTCGATTGCAGGTAAAAGTGCAGCACCAATAGACTCTTTAGTCTCCGACAATGCCAGCCCTAAACGCTTAAATTGCCCTTCGGCAGTGTTCGCAGCTGTGGTAGCGGCACCGCCCATGGTTTTAGCAATCTCAGCCATAATGTCCTCAAAGGGTGCGCCTTCTCTGACCATCTCGCGGAACTCTGGCGCTAGTTTCCCAAGCGCTGTCATGTTGCCGCCTAAAGCCTTTGTAAGGGCATCTGTGACGCTGGACAACGGTTTGCCTGTGGCAACCGCAATGTCCATGGCTTGAGTGGCTAATTCCTGTGCGCTGGTTACGTCGCCAGTAGCGCGCGCAAGTTTGCTGAGAACGGGTCGTAGTTCATCGTCGGCAATGCCTAAAAGTTTGCCCTGTTGAGTTATCCAGTTTTCCGTGGACTCGATAACTGCATCGGTTGCGCCTGTGGTTTGTTTTAACGATCTGGCTAGTTCTGCACTGGCGGCCTCATCGGCGATAGCGCCTTTAGCGGCGTCAAAAAGTGCAGCGCCCAAAGCGCCCACCGCAGCCGTAGCAGGCAAAAAGGCTTTTTTCATAAGCAATCCTGCCTTAGCAGAATTAGTCTCAGCCTGCGACAGTTCCTTTTTAAACTTGTCTAGCCCAGTACCAACGTACTCGGTAATAATTGGAATAGATAAAGCCATTACTTAAGTTCCTTTTCTACACGGCGCACCACGTTAAGCATCGCCTGTTCCATTTCGCCCTGCACCTCGGCACGCTTACGGAACAATGCAGGCCCAAGAACACGAGAACGCCCCGGTGACAACTGCCCTAACTGATCGCCTAAACGGTTTGGGTTGGCGCGTCCTGCGGTTTCCCACACGGCAGTCGCTACGTCTCGCTGCTCTAAAAGGATTACTGAGGTGACACGGCGGTCGCCTTGCAGTTTGACCTTTACGCCACGAACCGCTTTAGCCACGTCATACGGGAATATTTTGCGGTTGCCTGCTGTCCAGTTGCGAGACATACCCGACAACGGCATCCCAATACGCTGGTAGGTGCCTTGAGCCTCAACAATGGCGGGCTGGGCGATACGTGTCGCCTCGGCTGCGAACTCTTTACGCAGGCCCGGCTCAATCTTGTTAAGCGAACGAATAGCATCCTTAGCGCCGACAATCTCTACTTTTGCGCTAACGGGCATTTTTGTTTTGTTCCTTGACTATCGCATCAACCGTATG